CTGTTGCAAACTGATCGATAGCTCTAGGCGCACCAGCAAAAACACCTTCATATACGCCAGCACTAAGGATTGGTTTTAATGTGTTTATTGCTTTAAGTGTATTAACAGCAGATTTAGCTTGTTGGAAAGATGCTCTAGTGTCCTCAACGACACCTTTAGCAAACTCCTTTTCCATTTCTCTCGTACCCATATCAATAACGGTACGACCAGCCAATCTTTTCTGGATTTCTCTGTTATATAACTCTTGATCCAAACGACCAATTTCTTCGGCAGAAAGCTCCCTGATGCTCTTATTCGGGAACAACTTAGCCGCTACACGACGATCTTCATTCGTGTAATCTTTTTCCTTAGTAACAAACTCAGTTGCTCGTTTGTTAATGTCCTGCAAGCCTTGTCTTAAATCGCTTCCTGAAATACCACCAGTCATTGCAAGTTGCTCTAAGCCTTCTACCTCTTGCTTAAATTGAGCAGGAACATTAGTTTTGAGTCCAGCAAAATCAAATTCTTGAGTTGATCGTTTTGCAATTTGCTTATCAAGCGTTTCAATCTGCTGTAGATTGTTAGCAATAATGTCTCTAGCTGTTTTTGTTGGCAAATTTGAAAGACGATTATTTTGAGCCAACAATTCTTGTTTTCTTGCCTCTAATGGATCAGGCTTAACCGCAGTTCCAGTTACCGTTACTGGTGGCAACGCTGAGGCATTTGGAGCAGCACCCTCTGTTGTTATAGCTGAAGCAGCAGGAACCGGAGCAGGAGCAGCAGGAGCAGCACTAGGCGCACCAGTCAATGCCTGTTGCAACGGAGCCATCTCAGCAAAGTATTTGATAGCCTCAGCAGGATTAGCCCGGATGTAAGCCACCATCATCGGGTCTTTAGCTATTCGTGGGTCTTGTAGCAACTGGTTAATCGCTTGTATCTGAGCCTGAGACTGTTGCAACTTCTGCACGTTAGCCATCTGGTTAATGCCAGATTCAAACGTCTGACCAGCACCACCATAACCAGCAGCTAGAGCAGTTAAGACATTCTGCAACGGAGATCGACGATAACCCTGTGGACTCATACCCTGAGCCAATGCACCAGCAGCACTTAGCAATCCACCAATATTTGCTCGTCTTTCTAATGCAGCCTGATCTTTAGGGTTAAGCAGCCCTTGATACATCGTAGGCGTACCGCCAAAGAAATTAAAGTAATCTTCAATAGCCATACGTCACCTTAAATCAGTCTTATTTCGGGCATACCCATAGCGTACTGAGGCTGCTCTTGCGGTGCTACCTGACTACCTCTGAGTAATCCTCCCGGTGTAACTGGAGGAGGTGGCTGAAATGCCTCTTGCAGACCACCCATCGCTATCTGTGTCGGTACAGGGTTTTCTTTAGCAAACGTGTTAATGCCGCTAAATGCACCCCTAGCACCAGAAAGTAAGCTAGAACCTAGACCCTGATTCAATGTCTGACCAGCAGCAGTATTAGCAGCACCGTAACTCATCGCAGGTTGCATAGCCAAATTCGCAGTCTGAGTAGCTCCAGCAGCAGCGGTAGCAGCCTTAGCACCACCCATCGCAGCACCACCAAAACCACCTAATGCACCACCCAATAACGCACCCTGTAGAGGCTTTCTAGGATTGGTCATAGCACCAACGCCAGCACCAATCATCGCCATCGTGATCGGATCACCCATTACTTACCTCCCTGCGGTGTACTCGTGGTCTTAGTCTCCAGAGGCGCACCATAGAAAATATTAGCAGCACGTTGCAATCTTTGTAACGGAATATCCTGAGCAGCCAATCGACCTTGAATAGCCTGTTGCTCGTAGCCTTCTCTAGCCTGACCAACCTGTAGAAGACGCTGAAGATCAGCATAATCAGCCGCAGACATTTGTGGAGCAGCCTGAGCAGCAGCAACCTGTCTAGCTCTCTCAGCCTCAGCCGATGAGTACGCTAGTTGACCACCCTGTTCCGCTAAAGCACGAGCAAAGATGTCCTGAGCGCGACCAGCCTGTTGACCCATCGCAGCAGAGCCATAACGACCCGCTGAAGAAGCCTTAGCCTGTAGGTCTTGGATGTTCTGGGTATAACGCTCACCTGCTAGACGGTTAGCCTGTTCTAAAGCACCCGATAGGAATGGATTAACGCCACGACCTTCAATCGTAGCGAGTTGCTCTTCCTGAGCAGCACGAAGTAGTGGAGAGCCGCCTACAGCCCGTTGTTGAGCCATCTGTAGGGCTTGCTGAGTAGCCGCTGACGGAGAAACAGCCAAGGTCTCAGGAGCCGCTGGCATACCCTGATACAGCCGTTTCGCCTCTCCCAAGGAGAAATTTACATACGGCTTAAACTCAGGACTTAATTCCGTCTTACTTTCTTGAGAACCGCCACCACCGCCCATATCACACCTCGCTTATCCATTTCCGAGGCTTGAATCCGTAGGCTTTGGCTCTACGTTCCCAGCCCGGCCTATGACTCGTGAAAGTTAGGTATTTGTTACCACTTTCTCTTGCCATATTTTTGATGAATTGTAAACCTTTTTGCACCATCTGATAATCATTTTCTAACGTCCAAGCACACCAAACATGGAGTTCTTCCCCTAATGGCTGCAATACAAAAAATGCTTTGAAATGGTTATCCTCTAGTCCAACCCATAAGCCTGACTTCTGATTCCAGCAGTCCGTGTACACATCCTCCACGATCCAACTCTCAGAACTCACCGCTTTAATCTTCTCTAATCCAGCCTTGACGCTAGGCCACCACTTCCTTAGTTGGTCAGGCTCGATATATTTGAATTCCGTCATCCGACAATAATGTATCCGTAAGTTTTGTCAGCCGTACTATTAGCCCAATGACTAATGGTTGCTGATCCTTGTTGTTGTGTAGAAACGTACAGGTTCGTTGTAGCCGCTGGTGCAACGTAAGACATCGTAATGATAGTTGATGGCGTTGCTGGTCTAGTTGGACTCGTATCAGTCGGGTACTGTTCCAAAGAAACGCCAGTATTGCTAACCCGCCACATTACCTCAACATAGTCATTAGCGTTCATTTCCAAAAAGTAATTCATCGCGGCAATCAGGTGACTAGGATCGCCCGTACTCTTTCTTGCTGGCAAATAAAACTTACTATTAGAACTAGCTACGTCAGTCCCATTCTTACGGAACCAAATATCTACGTCCTGACCATCGTTTGACGTATTCTTAAATTGAAACGAAAACTGGATGTTGTAAATCCCATAATTCCTGACGTTTAGCCTAGAACTATTGGAAAGGTAGATTCCATTAGAATAATCTGTTGTATTAAACGTAACTGCATACGCTGTAGTCGTGTTAGCCGCCGTCTGGTCTGTAGAGTCCTGAAACGCCCCATAGGGAGCTGAATCAGCCTCAGCAGCCGCAGATACCGGGACGAAGAAAATAAGGCTGTCAAAGCCTATACGCTCGTCGTAAAGGGTAGTAGTAGTCGCATTGCCAGTCGCTAGGGTAATCAGACCTGTGTTATTGGTCTTCCCGTCCATAATGCCACGAACGACCTCAGCAACAGACCTCTGATCTCCTCCAAATGGCGGTAATGTACGAAATTGAGTCATCGATTACCCTGCTTTACAACGTCTACCTCTAACATCACCGCTGTTTTCCAGTTATCCCCTGTCGGAGTCAGTCTTAGCCTGTGATATTCACCGTTAGAACGGATAGAAACACGGTTTTCAGCATCAGCAGGTACGTTAGAGCCAAATTCCACCTGCTCATTGAGCAAATCCCGGCTAGAAATCGCTACAGACCCACTTCCACCGTCCACAGTAGGCCGAACTAACGTCACCGTAGACCGACCTTCCGCTATATCACCCGTCGTAATGTTCGCAGTCTTAGGTTGACCCGTAAAAGCAATGATCTTAGCCCCTACAACACCCGCAAAAAACAACTGTCCACCTGCAAATACCCGTGAATCCAAGGGAATCTCTAGGGCATCAATACTCGCACTGTAGTTATCAACCTGTTCTAACGTTGCTGATGGCGTTAAAACATAAGCAACGCTAGTGGCTGTAGTGTCTGTGTACGACCATCGGTCTAAGTCAATCGAGTAGATCAACATATTTTTACCGCCGAAAGTGTTATTAAATTTCCAAATAATTAACTTTCGTACAGGATCAACTGTTGCAGCCATTCCTGTCGGGATTTGGCTAGGAATAGCGTTCTCAAAGAACCAGCGATTAACCTTTTCTACCCCAATAGGCTTCGTATTTTGACCATCACAGGCATAGAAACCGTCATCTGCTAGGAAATACGTTAGCCCACCGTACTGAGCAATCGAGCCGTTAGAGATACATCCTAAAGACCTTGAAATCGCATCGAATTGAAAGAAAAACGGGGAGCCTGTATAGCTCATCCGATATATGGCACGTTCTAGGAACACGAGGCCATATTCGCCACCCGCTAAACCTGTAATATCCCCACCGTCAGGGATGATCTGGGTATCCGACTGAGAAGCAGCACCGGGAGTCCAGTCTGTCTCATCGTTAATGTCCGACCAGTAAACCTTGCTGGTATCCGTCCCATCGTTAGCCGCTACGACGAAATCCCGAACCACAGTCACAAACTTAGCCGTAGGTGCAGCAGCAGCTAAGTCACCAAAGTAGGTAGAAATCCCAATCTCGTAAGCCTGTAGCTTGTTCTGACCGTTAGCCAGAATCATCTTAGCCCCGAACTGGGTAACATCCCAACCCTCTACAGCCGTATAACCCGTAGTCGTTAGGGCATCCAAACTCGCGTCTGTGGAGTCAAACTTGTAGATTTGAGTCGCACCTGCCGCAAATAGATTCGTAGCACCTGCGTACTTACCTGCAAACGTAATCAGCAAGTCCTGAGCAGCAGCATCCGAATAATCAGCCTCACTCGGAAATGGCGCATAACCGTTAGCAACCGGATAACAGTTCTTAGCATCAGTTACCGATCCTGCTACTCCCGGCTGATCTGGCAACCACTCACCTAATGGAATCTTCATTGTCTTGCCCAAGTATCTGTTGAAGCAGTCTGCGGAACCCAGAATTCATAACGCTCGTCGGTATAACCTAGTTCCCAATACCCAAACTCAACATAAGGATCAGCTAAGATATTCGCGTACCAAGTATCCGCTACCGGAGTAA